ATAATCCATCCATTTTATTTCCCCCTAGTTAGTTATGATGTTGCTTTTGTTATTGCACCTGATATTGGCCAGGTAACACTTGCTGTTGCTAGTTCACCGACGGCACCTGATAGCGGCTGCCATTCTGCTACTAGCGCATTGAAACTGTACTGTGGATTTGTTGCAGTTGTAGTTCCTGCTACTGGCTTAATTACCATTGCAGCAGAAGTTCCAATTGTAGGATAAACAATTGCTTCAAGAAGTCCAGAACCAAAATCCTGGAAAAGTTCAAGAGTCACTTGATTATCGGCTAATCCTGCTACGCGTGTTCTTGCAGTGTTTCCAAAAGATGTTGTATCTACTACATCTAATGAGGTGCTTAGAGTTATTGAACTTACATAACTTGAAATATCAGTACTTGCAAAAGTAACTGAAGCGTTAGTTAATACGATTCTTGCCATTATGCAACCGCCTTAGTGATTGCTCCTGAGATTGGCCAAGTAACAGATGCGGTTGATAATTCACCAACTGCGCCTGATAGTGGTTGCCATTCTGAAACAAGAGCAGTGAAAGTATATGAAGGATTTGTTGCGCTTGCTGCTGATGATGTTGGTAATACTACAACTGAAGTAGTAGTTCCTAGTAATGGATAAATTGTTTGTTCAACTAGGGATGTTGCAAAATCTTGGAAAAACTCGATAGTTACTGAATTATCTTGCAAACCAGCAACGCGAGTTCTTGCCGCAGTTGATGAAAACCCTGTTGTTTCTACTACATCACTTGATTGATTTAAAGTTACGCTTGAGATATATGATGAAAGGTTTACTGAATTTATCGTAACCTTCGCATCGGTTAATACGATTCTTGCCATTATTTGTCGGCTCCTTCTTGGATTGCTGGTTTGGTTGTTCCCCCATTTGCCTTAATGTGGTTGCCAGCAATAAGTGCATCTATGTTGGCTTCTGCATTAAGCAATTCTTTTTCGGTGATTGGATCACCCTTCTTTTTGTTACAAACCTCTAATTCTGAGGTAATGATATAAGACATTTTTTCTCCTTAACCCCAAATTGTGAGGCGGTATCTATAAGATAGGAATAAACTGCCAGCAGAATCATAAGTTCCGCCTTCAGCGCTAATAACTCTAAGTGTATTTACTGCTCCACCTAAAGTTCTATCACCTTCAATTGCGGCCTTTATTGAGCCAGAGCCTGATCCTGCTAGAAAAGCATCTAACTTATCTTGGGCTACTCTTTCTGATAGGCGTTGAACAATCACCAAGACATCGCAATTTGCTTGGTCTAAACCTCGCGCATTGTTTATATCGAAGGTGAAATCTAATTGACCAACAACTGCTGCTGGTGGTGTAACTGTATCTGGAATTAAATCATACACTCTAAGTCCAGTAATTGTTTGAAGGCGAGTTTTTAAACCATCTCTAACATTGCTTGGAATCACTTAGCCAATCCGCCGTTCTTGCGGAATGGGCGAAGTAAAACTTCAACATCAGCATCAAGGCGAGAATACAATCTAACAGTTCCCATTTCAGGGCTACCAGCAATTCCAAATGGTGATTGCCTACGCCCAAATAAGCGTGATGATTGAATTAGAGTTGCCATATTTATTTGATCAGGAATTGCTGAAAATCCCCATACTCCCTTTATTCGAACTGATTGAGGAAGTTGATATGGAAAAATATAACTGCCAATTGCTAAAACTCTATTGTATGGAAAAGATTTAATTGGATTATTAATTGGCTCAACCATATAATCGGTTGTACTCCAAACAGTTCCAAATGTACGATCAAAATTATCATCAGTAGCAACTTCACTAACTGTTGTTATATCATCAATGTTAATTGTATAAGGATCAAGTGCGGTGTAATAGCGAGTAACTGGTGAACCTACACTGCCATTTACATAAAAGAAACGCTCAGTATAATCATCAATCATTCTACTTGCTGCTTCAATAGCAGCCTCTAAAGCAGTATCATCTACTGAATCAGTAATATTTAATGAGGCTTTTAATTCAGCCAATGTGCAGTAGCCGTTAGTTATTGCCACGCTTTATCCTTCTTTCCGCTTTAGGTAAAATCGCTCTTTCAAGTTGCGGCTGGGCAGTAGCCGTTTCTTTAGGTTTAACTCTTTTGTTAAAAATCTTTTTTAATCTTTCCATAATTTATGGTGCCTATCATCTAGCCAATATGATTTTTGATGAGGCAAAATTGCGCCTGTATGCACATATATTGGAAATCCAAGGGAACGAATGCGACGGCTAAAAAGTAAATCCTCACCTATCCATTCGCCATTTACTGGCCCATCCCAGAACCAACACCAGTTTTTACCCATACTAGGATCAGCAGTTTCACGCATTTTCTCTAACACGCTGCGGTGAATTAAAAGGCAACCTGTACCTGCTGCATCTATCTCAAAAACTTTATTCTCATCATATTTATAGAGGGGTAGAAATCCCTCTGGCGCATCTTGAAATATCGCTGGAACTGGTTTTGGGTATTCACTCTTGCCATCATTAAAAGCAGCGAATACTAATCCTGCTACAACTGGGCGTTCTAAATCGTGGGCTGTATCAATCAACTTATCAAAAGTTGCAACGCCTAATTGCTGATCGCTATCTACCATTAGAAGCCAATCAGATTTTGTACTATCCAAAAATTGTTTAACTATTTGATTACGAATCTTAGAAAGTAATCCTGAACCTTTAACTCTTACAAATGGCCCTAATCTTGATGATCTTGATTGGGCTAATTGAATTAATGTATATGCGAATGAACCATTTACTTGGCCTGAATCGCAAGAACCTATTGTTACTTTATGTGCGCTTTTCATAGTTCCCCCGAACTACTTAGGAGTTTAGGTGGCTTAATCGGGGGAGGTTAAGCCACCTAAACAGTTCTTAATTGCCTTCTAAATTAGAAGGATGGTGCTGCTAAACCAGTTCCGCTAATGATTGATGCGGCTAATGGATAGCGCTCTGCGGTAAAGGCTGCATAGCCGTAAACAACTGTTTTAACAGTTAGGTTACTTGCGCCTGTTGCCTCAAAACGAAGTGAGAATGGTGATCCTGGTTGCTCGAATAGGTGCATCTCGCGTGAATCAACCAAATAGATTTCATCTTGGTTAGTGCTTGCTCCGTAAGTAGTTGCTACTGAAGCATCTGCAATAATTGGCAATCCAAGTAATGAATAACCTGAGTTTGCATATTGTGCAACGCCTGAACCTGCTGCAACGGCGTTCATTGGGCCATTTGCTGCTGGAACTACTAATGGGCGATTTGAACCATCAACGCCTGCTAGCAAGAATGCTAGGCGGCGTGGGTGCATAATCCAATGTGTTGGAGTTGTAAATACATTGCTTTGAACTTTCTGCAACGCATCAGCCAACTTTGGATATAGAAGTGCAACAGTTGGAGTTGTTGCAGTAAATGTTACTGCGTTTCCACCAGAGTTACGAATACCCTTGATAGTTCCAGCAGTTCCTGCACCATTAATGATGCCAGAGTTAAGTGTTGTGTGCCATGAACGAATTAGATCGCCAACTACAAAGGAATCAATACCTGTTCCTCTTTCAATGGCTTGTCTACTTAGGTCTTGCTGGCCAGCGATTGTCCTGATGTCCACACTTAATAGTGTGTCGTCAGCATCGGTTTCAGAAACATCAGTTGCCTGAGTTTGTTGAATTGCTGTTGATGTACCAGTAGTCATGCGGCTGATGTTTAAAGTCATTCCGCTTGGTGGTAGCACAATCTTATTGGTTGCGAAGTCTGCTGTTGGGCGACCTGCGCGAGCCAATGGTGCAGCAAGATCAGTTAAGTATTGAGGAACTACTAAACCTTCAAAGTTTGCAGTTGTTCCATCACGACGCTCAACTTCTTCCTCGCGCATGTGGCGAGCAAGACGATCTGAAGCACTAAAATCTTGCTTGAATTGTGCATTAAAAGCATCTTTAATAAATGATGCTCCTGATGTTGGTGTGTAGGTACGCTCCTCGCGGATTACCTTTGCACCGCCAGCCTTTGGCATTGCTACATCTGCAACTGCTGCACGAACTTCTGCAACCTTTGCATCTGCATCTGCCTGGGCCTTTAGGTTTTCAATCTTTGTATCTAGCGAGCGTGATTCGGCAACAAGAGCATCTACCTTCTCTGTTTCCTCAGCAGTTAGATCGGTGCGGTTCTCTGCGGCTACTGCCTCAAGAACTGCATCCATCTCTGCCTTCACTGCATCGCGGCGTTCAATTACTTTGTCTAGGAAAGACATTAATTTAACTCCTCGGTTAGTTTGAATTTTGAGGTGGTGGCGATACCTTGCGCGGCGCTAAAGGGTGCGCAGTTCGCTCCGACTTCATCTGTTGTATTTTTACAACAGAAATTTATTTTGTATTATTGATTATTGCTTGGGCTAGGCGCAAAGATATTTTGCGACTTGCCTCATCTGATGGTTCTTTAAGAGGTGCAATACCTCGAAGTTCACTTGCTTTATGCCCAACTAAAGTTTCAGTTGCAACATAACCATCTCTTAATTCTCTATAAACTCTAATTAGAACTGCTGGATCGCCTTCCTCAGCAGTAATGCTAAAGGTAGAATTAGGAATGCCTAAAACTCCCTCTCTCATTACATGCTCAATTCTGCCTCTTGCAGTTCCACCGCTTGAATCCCATTCAACAAAATCGCCGACTACATCAGTGGCGCGAGAATCCATTTGCATTTCAGGATCAATCTCAGAATTACCAATCATCATTTCAAGGGCTGATTTAACTTCCTCAATATAATCATAACCTTCAGAAATTTGTTGTAAGGCTGCTTTTAATGCAACTAATGAATCACCAGTTACTTCACGGCCCTCTTTAATTGCAGTTAATGTTTCTTTTAATTGTTCTCTAGCCTCAACTTTTGTAGTTGGGTAGGCTGGATAAGTTACTACTGATACATCGCCATCGGCTAATGAAACCTCAGTTAGAACTCTACGACTACGATCCTCGCTCCACTTTTGGCGAATAACTCGGAATGCAAAACTCATTTGATCTACATCACCACGCTCAACCAGTTTGTAAATATCGCGGGCCTCAGTTGTATCTGCTAACTCAGCCTCAAAATATAATCCGCGCTCATCCTCAGCAAGTGTTAAAGTGCCATTCTTTGATCTTGCTAGTGGTAAACCTTCGTGATTAATAAGTAATCTAACATCAGGAGTTTCAGTTAATGTTTTACGAAACGCTCCTGGTGCAATTGATTCTTTAAAAGGTAGCGGAACACTTGATTCATTAAATACGGCAGCGTAACCAGCAAGGCGCATTGTGCCATCCTCTGCTGATCTTGCTTGCACATCTTTTACTGTATAAGTGCGGCGTTCAATCTTTTTCATTTCTCTCCTTGATTCTGCTTCTGCATTCAGAGCATCAATTTTGCGTTGCGCCCAATTCTGCGCTCTATCTGAAAAATTGCTATCCCCACCCCAAAGAAGCCAAGCAACTAAGCCTGCTCCTGGATAACCTGGATCGGATGGATTACTGTTTGAAGGTGCTTTACCATCAACTTGATGGCGAGCAAACCAGGGAGCCATCTTTCTTACTTTTGGTTCTGTTATTTTTCCAGCAGCCATATCTCTCGCTGCTGCGATGGTGGCTGGTACTAAACCATCGCCCCCAAAACCTTCACTGTAATATTTCAGGCCACGCTTTGCATTGGCACTAATAAATGAAGGAACACTTAAATCAACGGCGCGAGTATTTACTTCTCCGCCTGGTTCTAATCCTTCAGCAATTGAAACCGCAACCATCTGATCTATTGCATCTTGCTTGGAACTGTGGCAGCCGATAGTTGTATAAGAACCATCAGATTCCTCTTTTACAGTTGCCCAATTAGCGCAATCACTTTGTTTATCAGATATTAAATATGGCATATACTCCTAAACTAGAAGTAAAACTTCTGCATCATCATCAAGGATAGAAAAATCAATTTGAGATATTGATTTACTTGATAACTTGCCTAGTTTTGATTTTCCTTTTGCAACTTTTATTGAAACTGTTATCTTTACAGGCTCAATAATTTCAGGGAAATTTGGCTGAATGTAGTTTGGCTGGCCACTTTGACTAGCAGGGATTACATTAGAAACGCCATCATAAGTAAAATTTGGATCGTTATAGGCAATATTTTGATTATAGATTGCCATTATTTAATTACTCTTGATCCGAACTAATAGTTTCTTCAACGACAGCCTGATAAACAGGTTCAGTAATACTTTCAATCTCTGTGCGATTGGTTTCTACATACTCACCCTGACCGCAGATATTACACTTAGTAACTACTTGAGCATCAGCATTATTGCGAGTTTCAATATAGTAATGAGAGCAACACTCTGAACTGTATTCGTATTTGATAGCCATTAGAACTCCTTAGTAGTAAAGTAAAACAACGCCGTTACCGCCTGAGCCAGCAGTACCACCAGTTCCAGCACCGCCTCCACCACCACCGCCTGAGCCACCATTACCGCCATTATTTGCAGAAGCATTTGCGCCAGCAGATGTGTAACCTGCACCGCCTCCGCCTCCGCCAAAACTTGTTCCTGTTCCTGATGAGCCTGTACCGCCAGCGTAGAAATCGCCAGTACCACCAGCACCACCTGTACCAACACCTGATGTTCCTGCTGAACCACCGCCACCGCAGATAAGACCACGACCACCAGTACCACCAGTTTGTGTTCCAGTAACTGTAGTTGGGCCGCCGCCTGCACCTGTTGAAACACCTGCACTTCCGCTAACACCACCATTACCGCCATTACTTGCATAAGTTATTCCGCCTGCTGGAGCGCCTGTATAAGAAACAACACCAGTATTGGTTGAAGCGGTTATTGCACCGCCAGCACCGCCTCCATAATCACGAAATGATGACCAACCACCTGAACCACCACCTGCCATAACCATTCCATAAATACTTGAACCGCCAGATGCACCTGGCGCATTTGTTGAAGTTCCAGTACCGCCTGCACCAACAGTTACGGAAGTTGAAATATAAGTCCAACCAGCAGAATATCCTCCTGCACCGCCTCCACCTGTTCCACCTGTTGTAGCAGAGCCACCTGCACCACCGCCACCAATTACGATTGCATAAACTCTATTGATACCAGTTGGGATTGTTACAGATGAAGTTCCTGTTGCAGAAATAGTTTGTTGCAGTTTGAGTCCATAAGGAGAATCGGTAAATGATGAATTGCTATAAATTGATGCGCTCATAATTGTCTCCTAGTAGAAAAGGTAAAGAATTCCTGCGCCGCCTGCGCCACCTGTAAGTCCAGCACCACCACCACCGCCACCAAGTCCGCCAACACCTCCAACTGAACCTGATGGTGCTGCGCCATTACCTGCTACACCAGCACCGCCACCACCATAGCCACTAGCAATTCCGCTTGTAGCATTTCCACCTGTGTATGTTGTTGATGGATTCAAAATTGAATAACCAGTGCCACCATTACCGCCTGTACCAGTTCCTGATGTTGAACGAGCAGTACCACCACCACCACCTGCTAAACCATTACCACCTGCACCAGCAACGCAAGTTCCTGTTGCTCCTGCATTTCTTCCGCCACCGCCACCTGAAATTCCATCTCCACCAGCACCGCCTGTTGTACCTGATGCTCCAGAAGTACCACCACCGCCACCGCCTGAACCACTATTGCCTTTGGCTGGAGCGGCTGAAGGACTACCGCCTCCTGGTATACCCCAATAATTTGTTCCACCTGAAAAACTACCGCCACCAGCGCCTGCGCCTAAAGTTCCTGAATTACCACCAGTTGCTCCACCACCTGCAATTACATTTCCATATCGTGTGTAACCACCAGTAGTTCCTGCTGCGCCACCTGAACCAACAACGCAAGTTGAATTAGCAAGAGTCCAACCCCAAGCAATACCACCTGCGCCACCGCCGTCTTGATTTGTTGCGCCACCACCACCACCAACTGCAATAGCATAAACAAATGTAACTCCAGCAGGAATTGTTACTGATGTATCGCCAGCGTTTTTAGTTTGTTGTAAGCGCAAGCCGTAAGGAAGCACAAAGTGAGTATTAGTCCAAGGTGTGTAGTTTCCACCTTGCATACTGTTTCTGACTGGCTCACCTGATGAGCCTCTGCGAGTTGGATTAGCCATTTTTACACCTTGCGTAGTTCCAAGTAAGAATTATTGAAACAATTACTAGATAGCCAATAAGGTATTTCATTAACTTATCCGATTTATATAACCTGAAATTGTAATTACGGAAGCGGTTGCGGCAAAGGCTGCAACTGTATTTGCTGCTGAGCCTGTTCCTGTTAGTGGAAGTCCTGCAACGATTAGAACATCACCTGATTGTGGAGCAAGAGTAATTGGCTTAGCGTGTTGTACTGAGCCTGTGCCGCCAAATTGAACTGTAAGTAATACTGGAGAGGTTGATGTGTTATTTGCGTATAGCCAAACCTCATCAATAATAGATGATGATGTGCCTGTTGAATGGATAGTTGTACCAGTAGAAGCAGTCTGAACTACTGTGATTGGCTGACCCTGCGTTGAGCCTGAAAGTAATTGTTTGCTAAATGTTGCCATTTGTTATCCCCTATCCGAACACTTGCGAAGCAAGTAGTAGTTGGTCTGAACTTTCATCTATTGCAAAAGTTCTATTTGCCGATAAATTACCGCCACCTGATAATGGAGCAGTTGTAGATATTGTAAAAGATGTTTGAACTGAGGCTATTGCTGCGTCATACGCTGATTTTACCGCTGTTGGAGTGGCTGCTAAAACAGATGAGGTTGTAGAAGTTGAATCAGATAATTGAACCGCACCCTTAACTGAAGTTGTAGCATCTGCAATAGTCAAAGTTCTATTTGCTGATAAATTACCGCCACCTGATAATGGAGCAGTTGTAGATATTGTGCGAGCAGGTAATACTACATTTGCAAGATTTGCTCCAAGAGCAGTTTCAATTGCTTCAACGGCATCATTTATATTTGCATGCT